TGAATCAGTTGCTGGCTTCTGGGGCACCTTTGCCTGCTACCCAGTTGCCGAACGAACAGATTATGTAACGATTTACACATGTGGTAGAGCAACCGCTGAAGGAGGACTCTATGACAGATGTAGATAACACCGTTGAAAACGTGGACGAGACACCCCTGGAGGGGCAAGTCGAGTCAGGCGCGGAAACTGGTGATACTTCAGATAGTGAACCGCGAGAGTATTTCGCCTGGGACGAATACGCTGACAAGCCCGTCAAGTTAACTGTTGACGGCGAGGAAATCGAGGTTCCGCTTTCTGAGGCGCTCAACGGCTACCAGCGTCAAGCGGACTATACCCGCAAGACGCAGGAGTTGGCTGAGCAACGGAGACAGGTGCAGTTCGCTGCCGCTTTGCAAGAGGCTTTGCAGAACGACCCGAACAGCACTTTGCAACTGCTTCAAGAACACTACGGTGTGAACATGCAGCAATCCTCAGAGGATGAGGAACTGTATGTGGACCCTGTGGAGAAGCAGTATCGACAACTTGAATCCCGGATTCAGGCATTTGAACAGGAGAAGGCGATGCGTGAATTGGAGAACAAGATTGAGTCTCTGTCGCAGAGATACGGCGAAGATTTTGATGCTAGTGAGGTTGTTGCCAAAGCGTTAGCGACTGGCAACGCCGACCTGGAAGCGGTTTACAAGCAGATTGCTTTTGACCGTTTGTACGATAAGTCTAAAGTTGTTTCCAAGGTTTCTGAAAAGAACGCCCAGGAGCAGCAGAAGATTGTTGAGTCCAAGCGTGGGGCAACTGTGGTTTCCAAGGGTGCTAGTGCAAAGTCTGCGGATGTGTCTTCGAAACCCATCAAATCCATCCGCGACGCTTTTGAGACTGCCAAACGGCAACTTGAAGGCTGAGCACATTTCAACAACTAAGGAGTAATTCAAATGGCTGGTAACAGCAACTTTGATGCGCTGCTTTCAACAACGCTTGCCAACTACCGTTCGCAACTTACGGACAACGTGTTTACTGCACGTCCGTTGACCTACTTCCTCATGGACCGTGGTCGCATCCGTATGCTCAATGGTGGCACCAAGATTGTTGAGCCGCTCATCTACGGAACGAACAGCACTGTGGGTTCGTACAGCGGATATGATTCGCTGTCGCTGACCCCGCAGGAAGGCATTTCGGCTGCCGAGTACGAGTGGAAGCAGTTCGCTGCGTCCATCTCGATTTCGGGAATCGAAGAGGCGAAGAACAATGGCGAGCAGGAAGTTATCAACCTGCTTGAAGCGAAGATTATGCAGGCTGAAGAGTCGATGCGTGAATCGTTCAACATCATGTTCTTTGCAGACGGCACCGGCAACGGTGGCAAGGACTGGAACGGTCTCGCAAACCTCGTTGAGGCTTCGGGAACCGTTGGTGGCATCGACCGTACGGACTCGGCAAACGCCTGGTGGCGTTCGTACGAGAACAACAGCGCCGGTGCTCTCACGCTCGCCAAGATGGCGACGGCCTACAACAGCGTTTCGGTTGGTAACGACCACCCGGACATGGTTCTTACGACTCAGACCCTGTTTGAGAAGTATGAGGCGCTGCTCCAGCCGAACCTGCGTTACACGGACACCAAGACGGCGGATGCTGGATTCCAGAACCTGCTGTTCAAGGCTGCCCCTGTTGTGTACGACGTCCACTGCGACAGCGGTGTCATGTACGTTCTCAACAGCAAGTACCTGACCCTGGTTGGTCATAGCAACAAGTGGTTCGCCCAGACGGACTTCGTGAAGCCTGAGGACGTGGATGCGCGTTACGCGCTCATCATGTGCTACGGCAACCTCACGTGCCGTAACGCTGCTAAGCAGGGCAAACTGACGGCTCAGACCGCCTGACCCTACTAGGAACAAAGGAGATATATCATGCCGTTGAAGGCTAATAGCACAGATGGTGCAATTACCCGTACCCGTATTGAGGCGTGGGCTGCTGCTAAGGAGAAGGCAACTGTTGTTGCTGCCGCCGATGAAGCAACCACCCAGTCTGCAGCAACGCTGCTCGCTGGCGGTCCGGTCATCTACACGATGACTCCGACTGCTGGTCGTGCGTTGACGACGCCGACTGGTGCCCAGTTGGGTGCCGCTGTCACGGATGAAGTGGTTGGTACGTCGTTTGAGTTCACGGTTGTGAACCTGGCGGGTGCCACCCATGCCATCACGCTGACCGCTGGTGCAAGCGGAGTGACGCTGGTTGGAGATGCAGTTGTTGAGGCTGCTACTTCGTCCTCGTTCGTCGGTGTTTTCACCGCCGCTGATACTGTCAGCATCTACAAGAAGTAATACCGATTGGTTGATGGCGGGGGGCGCAAGCCCCCTGCCTGATGCCGTTATGAAAGGATGGCTTACACATGCCGATGAAGTATCGTCAGTTGGATAACGCCGCTAAGGCGAAGGGTGCAGCGAAGTCTTCGATGCAGCCGTCTAAGTATCCGCCGAAGAAGAAGGTTACTGGTGCAAAGGTGAAGGTTATGAAGCCGAAGAAAGGTATGTACTAGAGATGGCTGCACGTAAGAAGGCTGTTGCCAAGAAGGCTGCCGGCAAGAAGGTTGGGGGTGGTCGTCGTACACCACCGACGCAACCCGTTGCCACCCGAGGAAGTGGTTGGTATTACATGGGCAAGAAGGGATTTGTGCCAATCAGCATTAAGAAAAACGAAAATGAAATTGAACAAGGGATTCTTTATCAGAACAAGACATATGGGCCCGAAAGGGCTCGACAGCGCAGGAATGAAGGACGCTTGTTTGAGAAGCAAATGAGAAAACAATTTGCCCAAGGGCGAATGGCGGCAACTTCCAGCAAAGCAAAGCGCATTGAGCGTGCTGACAGCAAGAAGAACAAGAAGGGTAAGTAAGAATAGTTTTGGGGGTTGGTTCAGTGCACCCCTTCCCTTCCGCTGGACCAACCCCTGAATTTACAGGTTACGAAAAGGGTTTTAGATGATGAGCAATTCTGTCCCTGCATACGCCCTTTACGGTAGACCTGCCACGGAGAATGCGTCTTTGGCGCATTCCCGTGGCTCCAAGGCTGCACCCCCGTCCGGACCGTACATTGGACGCAACCGCTGTTTAGCGGACAATGACACCTGTGAGGGTCCGAAGGCTAAGGGAACCGATTTTTGTATCGGTCATTTGCGTCAGATGATGAAGGAGTCTGACGGATGAATCTTGCTGACGTTCGCCAGATGGTCCGCGACATCTCGGACCTGGACACCATTGACCTGCCCAACAGCCTGCTGGACACTTTCATCAAGGAAGCGTTTCAGCGGATTTTGGTGTTGGAGCGTCGCTGGCCGTGGTACCAGGAGACGTATTCGTTGAGCACGGTTGCTAGTCAGCGTGCGTACACAATTGCCAATATCGGTGACATTAAAGAGATTATTTCGATTGTTGATACGTCAACGTCCGGTAATCGGTTTACGTTGATTTCGTATGATGATGCTGAGGAGATTTGGCTGGGCAACACGGATGTTGCCAGCCGCCCGTACTTTTGGGCTGTTTGGGATGGGCAGATTCATCTGTATCCGAAGCCTGATGTTGTGTATCCGTTGACGATTCGTGCGTACCGTAATCCTTCGTACACATGGTTGACGAACACGGCGACTGAGATTGATATGGACCCGTTGATGCATGTGTTGTTGGCGTATTATGCGTTGGCTCGCGTGTATCAGCGTCAAGAGGATTCTGAGATGGCTCAGATGAATCAGCGGTCGTTTGAGGAGGGTGTGGCGATGGCTCGCCGGGATTTGATGAAGCCTTCGTCGCATCGTCCGATGCTTATGTCTGGTGGTCGCAAGTATCCGACTATGCGTCGCTGGATGCAGACGCTTGGTTCTACTTTGAGGGATTATAGTCCGTAATGGCTGCTCTGTCCGTTGTTCGTTACGATGATTTCACTGGCGGGTTGAACCTGCGTGCTGACCAGTTTCAGTTGGCGCGCAATGAGTCGCCTGACATGTTGAATGTTGAGATTGACCCTCGTGGTGGTGTGTTCTCGCGTGGCGGTATGCATCGTTTGAATACGACCGCGGTGTCTGGGACTTGGGCGCCGCAGCGTTTGTACACGTTTTATGGCAACGCTCCGAGGGTGATGTTGACGAACAGCACGAACATTTATTGGTCGTCGGGTGGCGATTTCACGAAGTTGGAGTATTCGTCCGGTAATCCGATTGTTGCTTCTAGCAGTCATGGTGTTTGTGCGCATCAGTGGGGTGACACTTTGTATATGGTGACTGGTGCGGCAACCGGGCAGGTTGCCTACAAGTGGAAGACTACTGACACGTATGCGACTGCGTTGACCGGGAATGGTCCGGTTTGGCAGCCGTATAACAACCCTGTTGGGGGTTACATGCCGCGTGCTGAACACGTTTTTGTGTTCGCAAACAAGGTGTGGGTTGCGAACACATACGAAGACGGTGTTGCGCATCCGAATCGTATCCGCTGGTCTCATGAGGGTTTGCCCGAGGACTGGATGGAAGACGATTATTTTGATTTCAATGGTGGCGGTGAGGGTATTACTGGTATGGCTGTTGTTGCCGGTCAGATGGTTGTGTTCAAGCAGAACGCGATTTATCTGATTATTGGTAACTCGTCTGACAACTTTCAGACTGTTGAGTTGTCTACGCGTCTTGGGTGTTCGAATCATCACAGCATGGCACAGGCCGAGGATGGTGTGTATTTCTATTCGCAGCCTGAGGGTTTGTTCTTTTATGATGGCACAAAGATTTTGGATGTGTTTGAGCCGTTGCGTCCGCTTGTTGACGAAGGGCAGTTGAGCACTTCGTCTACGGAGCCGTATTCGGTTTCGTTTATTGGTCGTCGTGTATGGTTGTCGTTGCCGTACGACTTGGACGGTACGGCTATTAAGCCGACTGTTTCGTTTGTGTACGACCCGTCCATCAGTCAGGGTGGTGCTTACACAAAGTTTGCCACCCATGACGGTTATGGCGTCATTGGTGGCATTGACTTTACGGATGGGAATAACGCGAATTATCGTTTGGCGATTCATCCGACACAGGCGTATGTGTTGAAGGTTGATTTGTTTGGTGAGGAGCAGGACAATATTGATGGTACGCCTGCTTCGTTTGATTCTTACTATCGGACTGGTTGGGTTGACGGTAACGGGTATGCGGCGAAGAAGATGTTTCGTCGTCCGGACATTGTGTTCAAGCAGGTTGACACTCAGCGTATTGTGAGTGTGAAGGTGTATCAGAATTATGAGGAGGCGTCTGGTTCGGAGCGTAAACAGTTTGATGTGACTTTGGCTGCTGCCGGTGTTGGCATGTATTGGGGTATTGGCCAGTGGGGTGATGGATTGTGGGGTACTGCTTCTGAGGGTGTGACTGTGGAGAGTGGACGTAATTTGGGGTTGGCTCGTTCTGTGCAGTTGCTTTTCACGGGTCCGAGTGATGGTTCGTGGGGAATTGATTCCATTACTTACAAGTACAACAATCGAAAGGTTTCGGGATAATGCCTGTTTTTATTCCTTATACGTTTACGAATAATACTGTTGCTGAGGCTGGTGAGGTCAACAGCAACTTTACTGCTGTCAAGAACTTTGCTGATGGTTTGGCTACTGGCACCAACTTGGAAAATGGTGCTGTTACGTCAGTGAAGATTGGTACTGGTGCGGTGGAGACTTCGAAGATTGCTGATGGTGCGGTGACGGTTGATAAGTTGGCTGCGGGTGTTGCGTCGCAGTTGGCTGCTGGTGATTCGGCTGCTGTTGTGTTGGGTTCGCAGGTGTTTGGATGAGAACTGTTTGGTCTCCCGCAATTATTAATACGTTGACGTCGGATGATGCTGCGCGTTTGCAGCAGATTTTCTTTTCGTTGTCGCGTGAGTTGTCGGAGATGAAGGCTGAGATGGATTCGATGAAGTCGCAGATTGCGGCGATTGATGCTCGGAGGCGTAATGGCGTACGACCCTAGTGCGTTTGAGGCTCGCCGTCGTGCGGCGACCCAGAATTATGCGGCGACTGGTGCTGCAAATGCGTATGCGCGGCTGTTGGGGAAGCAGCGTGGTGCGAGGTCGCGTACACAGATGCAGGAGCAGTATCAGCAGGCTCAGCCGCAGTTGGTTCGTGGTTTGTCGCGTCGTAATTTGTATGGTCCGAATGTTCGGTCTGGTTTGTTTAATCGGGCGATGCAGGATTTTGCTCGTCAGCAGACTCGTCAGATGGCTGAGTTTGAGCAGGAGCAGACTGCCCAGCAACGTCAGTACGATTTGGAGGAGGCTCGTTTGTTGGAGCAGTACCGCCAGTATTTGGCAGATTTGGAAGCGGAGAAGGCTCGTGAGATTGCTAATGCGGCTCAGGAGTTGTATGCGTTTAGAGTTGGAGGTGCGTGATGGCACGGCGTGGTATTTTTAAGTGGCGGCCTACGGTTGCTGGCGGTTTGCCGCCAACACCAGATGAGGCTCCGTACACCCCGGAGGATTTGGCTCGTGCGCGCGAAATTACGCCTAGCGGTTACCTTGCTGGTTATTTGACTCCTGCTGGTGCTTCGTATGCTGGAACGGGCGCGTATGACGCGACCCGTGACAAGTCTCTGGTCCTTCCCAATGTTGGGCGTGCTAGTTTGTCTCCAAAGGTTGTGGCTGATGTGATGGGTCGTACCTACACGGGCCCGACTGCGCCTGGTGCTGGTCAGTCAGACACTGCGGCGATGCTGGACGCGATTCTGAAAATGGGTCGTAGTGGCACAGCCGACAGCAATGCCGGTAAGTGGCAGGCTGAGTTGGCGTTTGAACGCAAGAAGTATGCGGACGAGCAGGCTGCTGCTGCGCGTCAGCGTCAGGCGCTTCAGGATTATGTTTCGTCTGGTGCTTACAGGTCTGGTTCTGACCAGTTGATGAACATGATTCAAGAGATGGGTACGCGTCAGCGTGAAGATGTTCAAAGTGCGTACAATCGTGCGCTGGAGAACATCGGTGCCGGATTTACGCAGGCTGAGCAGTTGACAGGTCAAGGGTTTGGTGCTTTGCGTGATTACTTGGCGCAGAATCCCAATGACCCGTATGCGCAGTTGGTTGCCGCCTCTGGCGTCACACCAACCGCTGAGGGTCAGAACATTCTGTCTGCGTATGGTGTTGGTGCCGAACCTGTGCTCGCTCAGGCTGCTGCGGAAGCGGAGGCTTCGCGTCAGGGTGCTGCCGGTTTTCAGAATTTAATTAATACGTTGTCGGCTGCTGCTCAGCAGGCTGGTACGTCGCGTATGTCTGAGGCTGAGATGGCTGCCACGTTGGCTGGTGCAAACTTGCAGTCGCAGCGTCAGGGTTATCGTACACAGGCGGAGCAGGCGCAGGCTGCGGCTTTGGCGCAGATTGCGCAGCGTATTGCTGACCAGCAGTATGCGGAGCGTCAGCGTCAGATTGCGTTGGAAGAGGAGTTGCGTCGTCGTTTGGCTGAGGCTGGTGTTGGTCAGCCGCCCACGGCGACTCAGCCTGCTACACCTGTGATTCCGTCTGGGATTCCGTTGTCTGGACAATTCGGATTGGTGGATTGATTATGGACCTTGAACAGATTCTGATGCTGCTTGCCCAGTTAAGTGACACGAAGAGCAGTAACAAGAGTGACCTTGATGTTCTGCTGTCACCGGAGTTGGGTATTTTCTCTGGGACTTTTCAGCAGCAACCCAATCCAAAGTATGACCAAGAGTTTTTGCGTCAGCGGTACATGCCGGTGTCTAACGAGATTATGGCGACTTCTCGCCCCGATTCTGTTCGTTCGCAGATTCTGGCGATGGTTGGTCGGGGTGAGTCTGATGTTGCTATCAAGCGTTGGATTGACAACAATAATACCGATAATTGGTATCGTCAAAATCCTGATGAGCCGTACGAGTCAAAGGCTGATTTAAAGAATCTTGTAACCAAGTTGAAGAATGAGCAGTTTGATTTGCAGGGCAAGATGCTTGATGCATCGGTTGCCAGCGATGCACAGTCTGTGTTCGCTAAGGCTGGTTTGCCGGAGCCGGAGGCTGGTTACCCTGGTCCAGATGAAGCGATTGCTGAAAGTATTAGTCAGACGATTGGTGATGTGGCTTCGACTGCTTCCGCGAAGCGGTTGCAGGAGATTGAGGCTGAGCGCACCAAGAAGAATCAGGAGATGGGTATTTATCGTACGCCTACTCAGAGGGCAGAGTTTGCTGGTCAGGCTTTTGCTGGTCCTTTTAGGGGCGCAGGTGCTTACAGTGATGCTCGTCGCAATATTGCTTTTCAGATTGGTCGTGAGTATGGGTTGGATGGTGGGACTTGGTGGTCTGACCCGAATGCTCGTCCGACTGGAAGAGTTGAGCAGCAGGCTCGTGCCGCGTTTCTGAAGAAGTTGAAGGAATACGGTTATGACGATGAGACGATGAAGTTGGAGGCTGAGGCTAAGGGGAAGGGTCCGGTTCGCCGTCAGGCGAACGTGACCCCGAGTGGTTATATGGCTGGGGTGTCGCCGTCGTTGCGTCCGAAGGAGTTGGAGGCTGGTCCGTTGTCTGCGAATGACCGTGACTATACGAGGCTGAAGGCTTTTGAGGCGAATAAAGATACCATCATGCAGGAGGCCAAGCGTCTGTTCACAGAACGCGTCCGCCAGAATCAGGCTGCTCAGGGAACGGGAAGCCCTTTAGTAGATGCCATTATTCGGCGTGCGTATGTGAACAGGTTGATGAACAATGGCTAGACCCCCAATCGATACAGACGCCCTGCTGAAGCGTTTGGCTGCGCTTGGG